ACGCTTTCGTCATCGCCGCACTCGTCACCGCCCGCGTCACCCGCCTCATCACCACCGACCGGCTCACCCAGGCCCCGCGCACCTGGATCCTCTCGCGCCTGGACTCCGACGGTCTCGCCGCCTACCTGGTCGTGTGCGACTGGTGCGCGTCCTTCTACGTCGGCATCGCCGTGGCGGGCGCGGGCGCCTGGGCCGACCTGTGGTCGTGGCCGTGGATCGTCCCCCTGGGGCTGGCGTTCAGCTACGTGGCCGGGATGCTGGCCCGAGGAGAGGCAGAGTAGATGGGGATCCGGGAAGCATTCCGTATCGGCACCGGCGGCAAGGAGCCGCCCGCCAAGGCCATCGTGGCGGCCGCCATGCCCATGAGCGGGCCCGGCGTGCAGCTGGTCAACCGCTCCCGGCAGCAGACCAGCCAGGAGCAGTGGCAGCGCGAGGCCTGGTACTACTTCGACGCGATCGGGGAGCTGCGGGGCCCCCTGGTGTGGATCGCCAACGCCATCTCGCAGGCGGACTTGCACGCCACCGACCTGGACCCCGACACCGGCAAGCCGACCGGACCGTCTGAGGACGAGCGGGCGCAGGCCGTCGCCGCGCAGGCCCTGGGCGGCGTCAGCCAGCGCAGCGGACTCCTGCGCCTGGTGGCGCTGTGCTGGCAGGTGTGCGGCGAGGCCTGGATCATCATCCGTCCGCAGCCGAACAAGCGGGGGCGTCCGCAGCCCGACGCGTGGCTGGTGCTGTCCGGCAACAAGGTGCGCCCCCACGGGGACCGCTGGGAGTACACCGACCCGTACACCGGGGCGATGGTGCAGCTCGGACCCAACGACCGCTTGATCCGTGTCTGGTGTCCGCACCCCGACGACCAGGCCAAGGCGGACAGCGCGGTGCGACCGGGGCTGCCCATCTGCCGCGAGATCGAGAAGAGCTCACAGAACATCGCCGCGCGGCTCGACTCCCGCATCGCCACCAACGGCGTGGCGGTCATCGCGGACGAGCTGAACCTGTCGGGCGAGAGCTTCATGGCGCAGTTCATGACGGCGGCCGAGCTGGGGCTCCAGAACCCGGGGCAGGCGTCGGCTCAGGTCCCGATCGCCTTCAACGCCCCCGCCGAGCACATCGCGGCCGGTGGCGCGTTCGCGCACTTCGACCTGTCCACTCAGTTCGACGCGGCCGTGGTCGACCTGCGCGAGGCGGGGCTGAGGCGTCTGGCCGCGACGCTGGACATGCCCAAGGACGTGGCCGAGGGCACGCAGGGCGAGTCCAACCACTGGTCGGCGTGGCAGGTGGAGGAGTCCACCTACAAGATCTTCATCGAGCCGCTACTCAAGGCCGTGGGCGACGCGCTCACCGAGCACTGGATGCGCCCGGCCCTGATCGCCATGGGCCTGACCCCCGATGAAGCCGAGAGCCAGGAGATCGGCTGGGACACGACCGCGATCGTCGCCCGGCCCGACGACACCGAAGTCCTGGAGTCCCTGTACGACAAGGTGCTCATCTCGGACGAGTACATGCTCACCGAGCACGGTGTGTCGCTGGACGCCATGCCCTCGGAGGAGGAGCGCACCCGCCGCGTCCTGGAGAAGATCGTCACCGGTGCGCCCACGCTGCTGGCCGACCCGAACGTAGCCGAGGCCCTGGGCCTGGGCATCGAGATCTCCCCGGTCGCCGCAGGCGTGGAAGCCGAAGTGGGTGCGGGCGGGGAGCTGGAGCTCCCGGAGCCCGAGCCCGTACCCGACAACGTGCGGGCGCTGCCGGGCACGCAGGGCCAGGAGCCCGAGGCCGAGCCTGTGCCGGAGGGGCTGGTCGCCGCAGCCGAGCTGATCGTCTACGACGCCCTCTCGCGCGCGGGCGGGCGCCTGCTGACGAACCAGAACCGGGGTCAGTTCAAGTCCACGCCCCGGCATGAACTGCACACGGTGATCCCGTACGGGGAGGCTGCGCACGAGATCCTGGAAGGCTCGTTCCAGTTCACCGACCCGGTGGCCGAGGCTTTCGGGTACTGGCCGCGCACCCTGCGCGAGGAGCTGCGGGACTACTGCGTGCGGTTGCTGATGAACGAGAGGCCGCACGACCGTGAGGAGCTGCGTGCCGTACTGGCCGCGCTCCCCAAGGAGCACAAGCGGTGACCACGCCCCCGCTGGGCGAGGACCCGAACCTGCCGCAGCGCCTGCGCGCCCAGGCGTTCATCCGGGAGGGGGAGTCGCGCATCGCCCGGACCTGGTTCCGGGGGCTGACCCGCTTCCTGGACCGGGTGCGCCCGGACGTGCTGGCCGAGGGGCGCATCGATCCCGGCCGTGTGAGCGACCACACGGGGTTCTGGACCCGGGTGGTGGACCAGGAGGTGGTGCCGGAGGTGGCAGGCGTTCTGGCGGACGCCTGGCGCCGCGTGACCGAGCGCGGGGATCCGCCCACCGACCCGTGGGTGTCCGGCTACCTGAACGAGGTAGGCAACCGCATGTCGAACACGCCCGATGAGGTCTACGGGCTGATCGTCATGGCGGTCGAGGAGGGCATCCAGGAGGGCCTGGCGCTGGAGCGGGTACGGGACGAGATCCAGCTCATCCTGACCGCCACGGGCACGCCGTACTGGCGCAACAGGGCCATGACGGTGGCGCGCACCGAGACGATCGGCGCGGTGAACGCGGGGATCTTCCGCAGTGCGCAGCTGGAGGCGCAGGCGCGCGGTGACGTGGCACCGTTCAAACAGTGGATCTCCACCGAGGACGCGCGTACGCGGCCCACGCACCGTGCGGCCGACCAGCAGCGGACGCTCCTGTCGGAGCCGTTCCGCGTGGGGGGTGCGGACCTGATGTTCCCAGGGGATCCGCGCGGCCCCGCGTCCGAGGTCATCAACTGCCGATGTTCCGTAATCCCTGTCATACTTGGTGAAGAGATCGATTGGACCGATCGTCAGCAGCCAAGAGGAGCAAGCTCGTGACGCGCATCATCCCCAGGGACAAGACGTACTTCCAGGCACGCGTGAACGTCACTGAGGCGGGCTGCTGGGAGTGGAGGCTGTTCAAGCGGAAAGCGCAGCGAGGCGGTTACTACGGTCAGTGCAGCGATCCCGAGCTGGGCCGGGCCGCCGGAGCGCACCGAGTGGCGTACAAGAATCTCGTAGGGCCTATCCCCGAGGGCCACGAGGTGGACCACCTGTGCAGTAACACGCTGTGTGTCAACCCGGAGCACCTGGAGGCGGTGACTCCGGCCGAGAACAAACGGCGCACCCACGAGCGTGGCAACACGGTGAACCAGCACACTGTGAAGGAGACGTGCCCGACGCACGGAACGCCGTACGACATGGAAAGCAGGCGGGGCGACGGGCGTACATTCCGTTCCTGCCGGGCCTGCTACCGGGACTACCAGCGTGAGTACCAGCGTGGCGTACGCGCCCGACGAAAGGCGGCAGAGTGATGGACCTTGTGACGTGGCACCTGATCCACGCGTGGCCTGAGATCCCGACGGATCCCGAGGAGGTGCTGACCATGGTCAGCCAGAACGAGCTCAACCTCGACCAGGACCTGTTGCTGTACCTGTGGGCACGCTCCGAGATGGGGGCGTGATGGCCAGGACATGGAGCGCGGTCCTCGCGCGCCTGGGCGTACCCACGGGCGACGGCAGGATCATCGCACCGGGCGGGGGCAGCAGCAGGGACCTTCCGCTGCCGCTCCAGTGGCAGGAGCTGTCCGACGACGGCCACGGGGGTTCGCGTGTGGTGGCGCGCATGGAGTCCCTGTCCATCGGGGACGGCATGGTGACGGCCACGGGGACGATGCTGGACTCGGCTCCGTACGCGGTCATCGAGCAGCTGGAGGCGGGGCTCCTGGGCCCCTCGGTGGACCTGGACGACATCGAGTACACGGTGGACGACCAGGAGCGCCTGGTGATCACGAAGTGGCGCATCGCCGGGGCCACGCTCGTGGCCATTCCGGCGTTCGCCGACGTGTCGCTGACGCTGGACCCGCAGCCCGCCGAGCCGGTGGGCGACCCCGAGGGGGACGGCGGGATGTCGGAGATGTACATCCAGGATGGTGTTTTGTACGCCTCCGCCGCTCCCGCGCTCCCGCCCACGGGCTGGTTCCGCCAGCCCGACCTGGACCGCCTGACCCCGTTGACGGTGAGCGACTCGGGCCGGGTGTTCGGGCACATCGCCGGGTGGGAGACCTGTCACGTGGGTCTGCCGGGGTGCGTCACGGCGCCGTCCTCGCCGTCCGGCTACAGCTACTTCCACGTGGCGGAGCAGCCGACGGCCGAGGGCTACACGCTGCCGGTGGGGACGCTCGTGGCGGGGCCGCGCCATGCAGACCCCCAGGCGGCCTTCCAGGCGGCCGCGCAGCACTACGACGACCCTTCGGCCGCTGTGGCCCGCGTCGTGGCCGGAGAGGACGAGTACGGCATCTGGGTGGCGGGCTGGATGCTGCCCGGGGCGACGCCGGAGGCGGTGAACATCTTCCGCACGTCGCCGGTGAGCGGGGACTGGCGCCGGATCGGCGGGGCGCTGGAGATGATCGCGGTGTGCAGCGTGAACGCTCCGGGGTTCCCGGTCCCGCGCGCGCGGGTGGCGTTCTCACTGAACCAGCAGCGGACGCTGATCGCGTCCTCGGGGATCGTGCCGGTGGCCGCTCACGTGCACGACGTGGGCAACCCCGACGAAGACGGCGGGGTCCTGGACGACTGGGACAACTGCCGTGACCCGGGGTGCCCGGGACCGGAGCCCGGGGTGATGAGCGGGGGGCCGGTGGAGCTGCGCATCCCGACTGAGGACGACGCGAAGACCGCCCGGGCCCGGTGGGCGTGGGCGCTGGCCGAAGGGACGAAGTGACATGGCGTGTGGGAGCTGCGGGCAGCGGGCGGCCAACAAGGAGATCGAAGTAACTCTCCGGGATGGGTCGAAAGTGCGGGTGAAGAGTGTCGCTGAGCGACGGCTGGTGATGCAGATGGACACCACCGAGGGTGACCGCGCTCAGACGTGGCGGTACGTGGACAAGATCGCTAAGAGCGCCTGACCTGGTAAAAGTCGTCCTCTAGACGGGTTAGACAGCTACCACCCTTAATTCCAGGATAAGAATCCTTACACGGGAGTAATGGGCCGGTGCTGTCTAACCCGTCTAGTCACTGTGTGCGCCCGAACGGCTACAAGAAATAGTGACGTTCTGTAGCCGCCCTCCCCAGCGCATCCCGCAGGGGCGTACGCTGTGATCAGCCGTGGTAGCTGAGCTGAGAGCCGTGCCGCAGCGACGTGACCTATCCGTCCCTGCCGCACGAGAGGAATCCGCCATGGCAGACGAGATCACCCCCGAGGCCACCCCGGCCTTCGACCCCACCGCCCTGAGCGACGCGGACCTGTCCGCAGCCTTCGCCGCTGCCCGTGAGCGCGGCGCGGAGCTGTCCGCCAAGGCGGAGTTCGCCGCCGGTGAGGCCGAAGAGCTGGCCGAGCTGGCCACCCGCGTCCAGCTGCTCCAGACCGAGCACGCGTCCCGCAACCAGCGCGCCACGGAGCAGCAGGCGCAGCGCGACGTGTTCGCCTCCCTGGGCGACCTGCCCCAGATCCCCGCAGTGCAGCCCCTGGCGGCCCCTGTGGCGCCCGTAGAGCCCGCCCCGGTCTCCCCGGCCCCGGTCGTCCCCAGCGTCGCTCAGATGGCTGCTCAGGCCCCTCCGGTGGTCGCGCCTGAGCAGCGCACCCCCAAGAGCGGCATCACGGCCCACCTCGTTCCGCACACCGCAGGTCTCCTTCAGCGCGGCGTGGGCCACGAGTTCTCCGGTCTGACCGAGATCGCGAACGCGGCCCTGCGCTCCCAGCAGAGCGTCGGACGGCGCGGCGACGGCCGGTTCGGCATCGCCCAGTTCCAGCGCCACCGTGACGCGGAGCTGGTCATCGGGGCCACCGACAACGGCAACGAGACCATGCGCAAGGTGCGCAAGGCCCGCAACGAGTTCGCCCTGTCGGAAGGCACCCTGCGCGACACCTGGCTGAGGGGCATCGAGAAGGGCAACAGCCTCACGGCCGCCGCAGGCTGGTGCGCCCCGTCCATGAACGATTACGACCTCTGCACCAACTGGGCTGCGGGCGTCGGCATCCTCGACCTCCCGACGGTCACGGCCACGCGCGGCGGTATCAACTACACGGACGAACCGGACTTCCCGACCATCTACGCGAACGCCATCGCGGCGGGCGGCGGCTCCAACCTGCTGACCGAGGCCCAGGTCATCTCCGACACCGTCAAGACGTGTTCCGAGATCCCCTGCCCGACGTTCGAGGACCGCCGCCTGGACGTGGCCGCGCTCTGCATCCGGGTGAGCTTCCTCCAGGCGGCGGGCTACCCCGAGGTCGTCAACGCGTGGATGGACGGCCTGCTGGCCGCGCACGAGCAAGAGATCAACCGCAACATCATCGCGCAGATTCTCACGCGCGCCGGTGCAGCCACCGTCTTCGCCCACCCGGACCCCGACCCGGCGGGCGGGCCCGGCGACTCCTTCACGTCGGCCGCCCTCGCGGCTGTGGAGCTCGCGCGCGAAGACCTGATGTACCGCTTCATGCTGCCGCGCAACAGCACCATCGAGGTCGTCATGCCGTTCTGGGTGCTCGCCCAGATCCGCGCGGACCTCTCGCGCCGCAACGGCGTGAACCTGCTGTCCGTCTCCGATGCCGAGATCGCCAGCATGTTCGCCCTTCGTGGCGCGCGCGTGCAGTTCGTGCGCGGCTGGCAGGATGGTCTGATCACCGGCGGAGCGATCGACCCGACCTTCCCCGGCGGTGACGCGGCCACGCCGTTCATGACGGCGCTCCCGTCCACGTTCAACTTCCTCGCGTGGCCTGCGGGCTCCGTGGTCCTGGCCCGCCAGGACGTGGTCACCCTGACCAACGTCTACGACGCGGCCAGCCTGAGCGTGAACGAGTTCACCGCGCTGTTCGCGGAAGAGGGCTACGCGCCCCTCTTCCCGTGCCCCGGTCAGCGCCTCTACACGGTGGCGGGCTGCATCGCCGGTATCACCGGCGCCAACTCGATCAACTGCGTGGATGAGGTCTGATCCTCCCCCAGTACAGCCCCCGCCCGTTCGTCGTCCCTGTAACGGGCGGGGGCCCTCACACTGAAGGGAGGGACTGACATGGCAACCATCCTGACCAACC